ATTGCCGCAGTTAACAGCACCAAGTTTGCTAGACCAACAAGCATGCCAACAAGTGTGCCAACATATACTCAAGTGAGAACACACAACGAGAGAGGAAAGCTTGGTCTATCCAAGTAAGGAAAATGGATTCTTCATTTTTCCAGGATTAATACACAACACAATGGATTACAACCACCACACCTGGCCTTCGCCTCGCGCAAAGGTTGTTGCAAAGAACATGCGCCTGGACTACGATCCCGACGGGAACAAAATCAAGCGCCTCAAGCATGAAGATGCTGTTCGGCTCCTGGCAATGAAGGCTAGAATGACAGTTCAGGGTTTCCTCGAACTTCCTAAAGAAGAGAGCTGGAAAGCCCTTGGCTGCTTTCGCACAACCTGCTATGGTCCGCGCGTCTATGACCCGCTTTACCTTCACTCAAGGTACTTTAACAGATATTAGGACTTTAATAGTCCCATTTTTAATATATAATGGACCCTAGATCACCCAAAGCAAGAGAAATTGCATTGCGTAATCTTGAACAAATTGAAAGTTTAATTAAACTTATCGAGAAGTATATCCCCCCAAAACCTGTAGAACCTCCCAAAGAAGTCAATGAATTTTACAGGGTAAAGGAAGTCGACTAAAAACGGAATTGTTCTGCATTGTTAAATTTTTGTTAACAAGATGTCTCGCAGCGTGCTCCTCAATGAGGCCGCAGATCTCATCGAGTGGCTCTTTGACCAGAAACGCAAACTGGAGACTGAGTCTACACAAGCCTATGCTCGCATCAACGAGCTAACAGGCCAGGTTAATAGCCTGTGTTGGGAGAAACACGACCAAGCTGAGGAGATTGCAATGCAGGCTGCTCAGCTCAGAAAGCTGGAGGCAAAGAATGCAGAGCTCAGGAAAATCCTTAGCGAGCTGACAGCTGCCTGCAAGGCATCGCCCTTTTAATACGCCTTTGGGCAATTTTTAACTCAAAAACGGAACTTGATTCATCTTTTTAATTCCAAGTCCATAAGATATGAAGCCATTTCTAAAGTGGGTTGGTGGAAAAACACAAATTATCAAGGATGTTATGGCTCTTTTCCCTCGAGAAATGAATAATTACCATGAACCTTTTCTAGGAGGTGGAAGTGTTTTATTGGCAGTGCTTTCTGACCCAAACATCAAAATAAATGGAACTGTCTATGCCAGTGACCTTAACTCAAAACTGATTGGACTTTATAAAAATATTCAAACAAATCCAGAAGAGTTTATTGACCAGGTAAAGATTCTTTCAGACTATTTCTATAGTCTTACAGGAAAAGATGTGAATCGTACTCCAGCAACATTAGCGGATGCAACATCACGTGAATCATATTATTATTGGATTCGTTCAGTCTTTAATAATACAGAAAATCAAAATACGATAGAATGTTCAGCCATGTTTCTCTTCATGAATAAGACTTGTTTTCGAGGAGTCTATCGAGAAGGTCCACGTGGTTTCAATGTTCCATATGGACATTATAAGAAACCGATAATCCTTGAAGCAGACCATATCCGTTCAATTTCTAACCTTATCAAGAATGTAGTCTTTACTTGCCAGGGATTTGAAAATCTAGTTGTTAAAAAAGGAGATTTTGTATATTTGGATCCACCATATGCTCCAGAGAATGAGACGTCTTTTGTTGGATATACTGCAGCTGGATTCAGTCTAGAGAACCATCAAACGCTCTTCAAAATGACTCGCGAACTGCCAAACTTTCTGATGAGTAATGCTGATGTTGCTCTTGTCCGAAATGCATTTCCAGAACCATTTAAAACAAAAACAGTCTCTTGTCGACGTGCGATTAATTCTACAAACCCTGAATCAAGAGCTAACGAGGTTCTTATTACGGTAGCATAGTATATCTACAATAACTGACTCAAGAAACAGGTTCTTAAATAGAACGCTCTTGACTTTGAACCATGACCTGCTCCCTTTGTTCTTGTCTGAAGAACTTTACCATTTTTTGACTCAAGAATACCTGTTTCATTAAACAGTTTTTGGATTTCATAATAATCTTCTTCAAGAATTTTATACAGCACAGGATACTTTTCTTTATTGACCAGATATGGCTGCATGTAGACAATTATATCGCCTGTACGAAGATATGGAACTACTAAGAGATTATTCAATTTCTTATAGCATCTTGAATCTGGAAACAGTTGAGTTTTTAATTCTGGTTGAATCATAGTAACGGCAATAGTTTCTTTCTGAACAAGACCCTTTTTAGTTTTTTTTAGAGGAACAACCTTAAGTTCTCCATCGGAACAATCTAGACAGTTTGATGTGTGCTGAATACCAGCAAGAGTTTCTAAATATAATCCAGGTAGACCCTTATTCTTAGTTTTCGGCAGATTGTAACTTTTTCCAATCAGCGGAAGAATCTTATCAACTAGCTCAGCGAGTGATAACATATTTTTAAAATTGTTAATATATTATTATTGTGATTCCATTTTTAAACTGACACGATATACTCCCAACGCAAATACTCACAAATTTGTTTCCAGATTTGGTCATGGCTAATTAGTCTGTCTCTGGATTTGAGTAGCGGGAAGTAAACTTTGTACTCATCCAGCTCAAGCAATTCGAAAAACTTGTATAAAATATACGAATAGGATAGAAAATTAGTCCGGTCATTTGGGCAGTATAATAAAAAAGGTGCTTGGATATCCTGGAACATAGCCCTGATTTTTTCCTCGATTTCTGGTGTAATAGTGGGTGGGGGATTTCCGTTGAGTCTTGATACGATATGAGCTGCATGTTCATAATACTTTGATCTGTTCAACTTCTTTAAAATTTCCCTGATATCTTTTTCACAAAGTTCAGCAACATTTTGTATGCGTCGTTTTTTGATTTCGCATACAACTTCATTCATAACTTCATCTGGAATAATTGTGCTTTCCTTTGCTTGAAATTGATTCAGAATCTCATTCAGATGGTTAATCTTCTTATATGCATAGTTATTTCTTTCTTTGGGAGGATCTCTGAAACTTGGAAAATCAGAAACAACCATCATATATTCTTCTGAACCACACATAGGACATGCCAGGATGCCTTCAGCTGCAACTTCTTCACGAGCAACATTACATCTATTGCAATGTTCGGTATCAGTATTAACATCATTAGATTCAGTGCCAGTGCCCAACTTCATCCTGGAAACATACTCATCAAACATCTGCTTACGAGATGGTCCTGTTTCAATAGGAGCTACAGGAGCTAAATACTTCATAAACGTATTATTGTCTACATGTTTTGCAGTAATTATAGAAGATGATTCAGATTGACCATAATACTGTAACATTAAATCTGCATTCTTCAAGAAATATGAATCAAGTTGATTCTTCTCTTTTAGTTCAGACTGAAGTGTGCGCAGCTTATCATGCTTTGTAGCTAACTTAAAAACATCAGCTGTTTCCAACTGATTAATTTCAGCCTCTAACTCTTTGATTTGATCAACTAAAGAAGTCTGATTAGCCTGGGATTCACGCAAAGAAGTAATAACTGTTTGATGAACAGAATCAAGAGTTCCACCTAAGGTTTCTTGCTTTGCTTCCCTCCCTTTTTTGATTCGAAACATACTGTCCGACATTTGTTATTCTACTTGTATGCTATTAAAATAGCTAAAAGGCCTATTCCAATTAATATAGGATAAGCTGATTCTGACATATTTTGAAATCCTTCCTTACTTTTAATACATTTAGAGATATCATCTACTCTGCATTTAGAAGTGACAAAGTCAGGAGATAAATCCTTGTTCATAAATCTGGATTCCTCTCCACCACTTGTGGGACAGGTATAGCACTCGCATGAAGGAGTTGAATCAGCGGCCAAAGAACTAAACAGATGAACAGGATTTAGCCCTTCAACATCTTCAAGTATACCTGGTAGTAACCCGTCAAAATTTGATGCAACGCTGCCTAAATCTTTTTTCATTGCTTCCGGGAGAACTCCAGCACCACTTGATACATTATTAATGTAACTGTATCGTGACTGAGTAGACAGATCAGATGCAATACAAGATCCACCAGTATTTACAAAATATTGGTTACCCAAAGCAGGACCTGAAATCATGTATTTCACATACTGAAAAATAGCTCCCGTATTGGTACCAAGCTGACTAATTGTTCCTCTAGAACCAACACCTAATGCCGACGGACCCTGG